TGTTGAACCCAGCCAATGTGAAGATCGTGCCTGGTGCGATCATCCCAGTTGCCAGAAATGGTGGCCCACAGGGTGAGGCGCTCAAGCCTTTGCCCCGTGCTGGAGACTTCAATGTCACGCAGATCGTAATTACTGACTTGGTGGCATCTATCAAGCGCACATTGCTGGATGAGAGTTTGCCGCCTGACAACATGAGTGCCAGATCAGCCACAGAGGTGGTCGAGCGCATGAAGGAACTGGCTCAGAACTTGGGATCTGCCTTTGGTCGATTGGTCAATGAAACCATGATTCCGCTGGTCACCAAGATCTTGGAGGTCATGGATCGTGACGGCATCATTGATCTACCTTTGAAGGTCAATGGATTGGAAGTCAAGGTCAGCCCAGTCAGCCCATTGGCAATGGCACAGAATCTGGATGAGATCAACAACATTGTCCAGTTCATGCAGATCACGCAAGGTCTTGGCCCAGAGGGTCAGATGGCGATCAACTCAGGTGCGGCAATTGACTACATTGCTGACAAGCTGGGTGTGCCAGCGGCAGTCAGAACCAGTGCAGAAGAGCGCAAGGCAATGATGACTCAGATGACTCAGATGGCACAGCAAGCCCTACCTGCTGAAGGTGGCGCTGCACCTGCATTACAAGGGGCAATGGCTTGAGTTGGGATGACTTAGAAGAAGCGCCAGCTTTTGAATCTGAGCAACCTGTTGTTGATTTAAACCTCCAGATGGCAAAGACATTTGCCACTGATGAGGGACAAAAGGTGTTGGCATGGTTGCGAGAGTTTTATCTTGAGCGTCCATGTTGGCAACCTGGTTCGGAAAGCTCTGTGGGTATGTTCAGAGAGGGACAAAACAGCGTGATCCGAGATATTGAAAACCGCATTAGAAAGGCAAAAAACCAATGAGCGAAGCAAATGACAACCCTGGCCTGCTTGAAGCAGCTGCATCAGATGCACCTGCACAGCAGACAACCGAGGGCCAAGAGCCAGCAATAAATCATATTCAAGGAGATCCAGCCGCCCAAGAGGATGAGCCGTTAGAGCGTCCTGATTTCTGGCCTGAGAAGTTCTGGAACAAGGACAAGGCAGAACCTGATCTGGAAGGCATCAGCAAGTCTTATGTGGAGCTGGAGAAGAAGTTCAGGGCTGGCACACACAAGCCCCCAGAAGATGGCAAATACAACCTGCAAGCGGCTGGTCTGGCTGAAGATGACCCAGTGGCACAGGTCTACACCAGTTGGGCGCAGAAGTACGGCATCTCCCAGCAAGCCTTTGAGGATCTAGCACGGGAAGTAACCACCCTCTCTGGTGACCAAGAAGCACTTGCCAGACAATCCATGCAACAAGAATTGGAAGCACTTGGCCCCAATGCCAAGGCGATCATCTCCAACATGGCTACATGGGGTCGTGGGATGGTCAACAAGGGTATCTGGAGCGAGGATGAGTTCAAGGAGTTCACCAAGTGGGGGGACACTGCCAAGGGCATCAAGGCTTTGTCTAAGCTGAGAGAGACATACGAGGGCAGAGTACCAGTAGAAACCCTTAAAGCAGACCCTGAAGGCACTGTGTCCAAGGAAGAGTTGGACTCTATGGTTGCTGATCCCAAGTACAAGAAAGATCCAGCATTTAGGGCAAAGGTTGAAAAGCTCTTCGAAAAGATGTATGGTTGAGGGGTTGGCAAGCAGTTGCTAACGTCTCCAAGATGGATTTAGCCCCTGCTTGACAGGGGCTTTTTTTCGGCTATACTTTGTTCCGTCAAGCATCGCAGCAAGACATTTAGAACCCTTTGGCTCTAGCTTTCTAGCCTCGAAAGAGGCCACGCTGCGATGTGGAAAGCTGGAACCAGAGGGTTTTTGCTTTTCCGACTCGGGAACTATGCGGCACGTCGGTGGTAGAACCTTAAATAACCCTGTTACACGAGCAAGCCAAAGCGGGGATGGTGGGCTAAGAATAGAGCCAGGTGGTAGGTCAGAAATGGCTGTAAGTCTGTTCAGTGCGATGCGATGACATGGCTCCGTAGGGCATACATCGAAGCATAAGCGAACCTTGATTTTGATCACGGTATGGCTGTGCTTTGCTCCAACATCCACCATAGGGCATATATATGAAACAAGAGTTAAAGCAGTTAAAGGCAAGATCTAGAAAGCTGTCTCTTAAACAAAAGATGCTTAACTTGTCTGACAATGAAATTGCTTTAAATTTAAAAAAAACATCTGATGGGTTTCTTAGATCAAATGAATGGAAAACATTAAGGCTTAAAGCTTTAGAATTATATGGATATGTATGTATTAAATGTGGAAGAGATAACTCTAGGGAATACCCTATAAATGTAGATCATATAAAGCCAAGAAAGTTCTTTCCAGAGCTGGCATTAGAGATAACCAACTTACAACCAATGTGTGGCCCTTGTAACAAAAAGAAGGGCAACAACTATTAAAAATAGTTGACAACCTTTGGAAAATGTGTTTTACAATGTAACCATGGACAACCGCAAGGCCCATGACGGCAGTAGTCTGCTCCCTGGTGTGGGGGTAACACACAAGTCTAGGCCCAGAATTCTTCTGGACAACCGTTGGCGATAAATTTTTCATCAACCGTTTCTAGGAGAAACAAATGGCGATTAGCATTTCTAACGCTTTTGTGACGCTGTTCGACACGGAAGTGAAGCAAGCATATCAAGCCGATGCTGTCTTGCGTAACACTGTCCGTCTGCGTACTGGTGTCACTGCGTCCACTCACAAGTTCCCCAAAATTGGTGCTGGTGTTGCACAAGTCCGAGTTCCTCAGACTGATGTAACTCCTTTGAATGTGTCTTACTCACAAGCCACAGTCACACTGACAGACTACATTGCTGCTGAATACAGCGATATCTTCAACCAATCCAAAGTCAACTTTGACGAGCGTCAAGAGTTGGTTCAGGTTGTCGGTAAAGCAATTGGTCGTAGATCTGACCAAATGATCATTGATGCGTTGGCTGGTTCAGGTACTTCCCTGACTGTTGCTACCAGCATTGGTGGCGCTGGCACAAACATGAACATGGCTAAGTTGCGTGAAGCTGCTCGTTTGCTCAATACTGCAAACGTACCCGCAGAAGACCGCTACATCCTGATTCACGCTTCACAATTGTCCAGCCTGTTGTCTGAGACTGCTGTTACCAGCAGCGACTTCAACAGCGTCAAGGCATTGGTGCAAGGTGATATCACCAGCTTCATGGGTTTTAACTTCAACGTCATTGGCGACCGCTCAGAAGGTGGTTTGACTGGTGGTGGCGCTGGTTCTACCCGTGTGGTTTATGCCTATCACAAGATGGCTGTCGGCATGGCTGAGAGCATGGCAATCCGTTCTGAAATCAACTACATCCCCGAGAAAACCTCTTGGTTGGTGTCTTCGATGTTCAGTGCTGGCGCTACAGCTATTGACGCTGGTGGCATTGTCGCAATCACCTGCACTGAATAAGGAGCATAAAAATGGCTTTCTCAGCAACTGGCTTTAATGCCGTAGGCGGTCAGTCTAAATCAGGCAATGCGCCTGCCATTTGGACTTATTCCAGCACTGACGCTCAATCAGTAATTCGTGCCTCTGGCTACTTCAACTCTGTTTCTTCAGTGTTGAAAGTCGGTGACTTGATTTTCTGCTACAGCGCCACTGGTGGTACTCCTGTAATGTCTACAGCCTATGTGGTCAGCAACGCTTCTGGCGTGGTTGACATCACTGACGGTGTGACAGTTACCGCAACCGATACTGATTAATCACAGTATCAAATGGATCGGCCTGCTACTGGACAACTGGTGGCAGGCCATTCTTACATCTGAGGTGACAAATGGCTGCTGGTGATACCGACATTCGTATTTGCTCTGATGCCCTTCTTATGTTGGGTGGCAAAGCAATCTCTTCTTTCAACGAAGGCACATCAGCATCAAACACTTGTGACCGCCTGTACCCTGGTGTTAAGTTCTCCACGCTACAGTCGTATCCATGGTCTTTCAGTTTCAAGAAAGTCCAGCTTGCACAGACAATCAATACGCCTGTCAACCAATACCGATATGAATATCAATTGCCATCTGACCGACTGGGTGCGATCAGACGGGCATACAACAGCACAGCCATTGGCGCTGGGACATTCAATGATTGGGTGATCCAAGGCGACAAGCTTTTGACAAATGAGACAACTGTGGTCATTGACTACCAGTTTGCTCCAACAGAATCCGAGATGCCAGCGTACTTTGTGCAATTGCTCAAGTACATGATGGCATGGCATTTGGCAGATCCGATCACAGATCAGGTCAGCAAGACTCAGTACTGGCAACAAGTCGCTGTTGGCTCACCTGGTGAAAACAACCGTGGTGGCTACTTCCGCACAGCCATGGTGGTCGATGGTCAAGGAAACACAACACAGTCGTTTGAAGACTTCAGCCTCATTGAAGTGAGGAACTGATGACTCGTCTTGTTGCCATTCAAACCAACTTTTCGAGCGGGGAGTTAGACCCTTTGCTCAGAGCCAGGGTTGAGCTTGAGCAATACAAGAATGGTGCTGAGACACTGACCAATGTGTTGGTGCAACCACAAGGCGGTGTACGCAGGCGTGGTGGGCTTAAACACTTGATGGAGATACCCAGCGCAGCCAGTCCAGCCAATGGCACTCGTAGCGTTGCATTTGAGTTCTCTGTAGACGATAGCTATATGCTGATCTTTGTCAATCAGCGAATGTATGTCTTCAAAGACAGAACACTGATTACAAACATCAATGGCACTGGTAATCCATATTTGACAGTCACTGCGGTTACAAGCTCAATTCTGTCCACCATGTGTTGGACTCAATCTGCTGATACGCTGATCATCACCCATAAAGATATCAATCCGATCAAGATTGTGCGTGGTGGTACTGATGCCACATGGACTGTCAGCAATATTGCATTCATTGGCATACCCAAATACGCATTCACCATTGCGTACAGTAACCCAGCAGGCACACTGACACCCAGCGCAACATCTGGAGCAATCACGCTGACTGCATCATCTGCCGTCTTTTCTGCTGGTAGTGTTGGTCAATATGTCAATGCAACTCCGCAAGGCAGAGCAAGAATCGTTGCATACACCAGTACCACTGTGGTCAGTGCTGTGACTGAGATTCCATTCTTCAGTACTGCCGCCATTGCCACTGGATCATGGGAATATGAGTCTGGCTATGAAGATGTGTGGAGTTCAACCAAAGGTTGGCCTCGCACTTGTACCTTCCATGAAGGTCGTCTGTACTTTGGTGGCAGTAAGTCTCGCCCATCAACTGTTTGGGGTAGCAAGGTATCTCAGTTCTTTGACTTTAATCCTGACCAGGTTTATGACGATGATGCAGTTGAAGCAACACTGGATACCAACAGCCTGAACACAATTACCGATATCATCAGTGGTCGTGACTTGCAAGTGTTTACGACTGGTGGTGAGTTTTATGTACCGCAGTCTGGTCTTGATCCAATCACGCCAACCAACTTCTTTGTCAAGACAGTCAGCCGCAATGGCTCCCGTGAGGGTATGCGTGTGCAGACATTGCAGTCTGGAACCATCTATGTACAGCGCCAAGGCAAAGCACTCAACGAGTTTTTGTACAGCGATGCAACTTTGTCTTATGTCAGTACATCAATCAGTTTGTTGTCAAGTCATTTGATCAACAATCCGCTTGAGTTGGCATTGAGAAAAGCTACCAGCACTGAAGAGACAGATGCATTGCTCATGCTCAATGGTGACGGCACGATTGCAAACTACTCTATCTTGCGCCAGCAAAATGTGGTGGCTCCAAGCAAACTTACAACTGATGGGTTGTTCAAAGATGTTGGCGTTGACATTGAAGATATTTATGTTGTGGTCAAGCGTACATTCAATAGCGTAGACAAGTACTTTGTTGAGGTATTTGACACAACTACATTCACAGATTGTTGCTTTACTGGCGGTGTTGCCACAACCATATCCAGCCTGCCGCACATTGGTAAGACATTGAATGTGATTGCTGATGGCAGTGTGCTGTCTGATGAAGTGGTCAGTGGTGGTGGATCTATCACCATGGATCGTGCCAGTGTCACCAGTTATGAAGTTGGACTGCCATTCACAGTGACTATCAAGACTTTGCCAATCGAGCCACGGATGTCTGTTGGTGTGCGTATTGGATTTGTCAAGCGCATCATTGAAGTCAATGCATTGTTGTATGAGACACAGCACTTGCTGGTCAACGATAACCTTGTGCCAATCAGATCGTTTGACACTGTTGGCATACTGGATGAGGCAATTCCAGAGTTCACTGGAACCAAAACTGTTGGAGGTATTGCTGGATACTCTGATGATGCTCAAATTACAATCAGTCAAAATCTTCCATTGAAGTTGACGCTTCTGGGTCTTGACTACAAACTATCTGTGTACGGAGGCACATAAATGGCACAAATTGCAATGTTGGCTTTTGCTGCTGTAAGTGCATTGTCTTCTATCAGACAAGGTGAGCAACAAGCCGAAAGATTCAGATTTGAAGCACAGCAAGCTGAACTGCAAGGTCGTCAAAATGCGCTGAACTACAACCGTCAGGCTTTGATTGCTTTTGAGCGTCAACAAAAAATAAGTGGAGCTATCCGAGCAAGAGCAGCCGCTGGTGGCATTGACCCGCTGACAGGAAGCCCATTGTCTGTTGATCAAATGAATGCTCAACGTGCTAACTACGAAATCCAGATTGCCCGTGAGAATGCGGAGTTGGCGGCTGCTGGTGGTCTGGCGCAATCACAACAACTGTATGGTGCGGCTACTGTTGCAGAGGCTTCTGGAATCACAAGTGCGCTTGGTAAAGTTGGAATGGCATATGCCATGTATAACCAATCTGCGACTCCACCTGCCCAATCAACACCAGTTGCTCCATATGGTAAATATGAGACTGGAACCTTGCCATCAATGTCTGAGCCAGTAGATGCTTATGGAAGGAGTTACTGACATGGCTGAATTACCTCGTTACGAAAATCTAGGTGTTCAGTATGCTGATCTGCCAAAGATATCTACAGCTATGCAACAAGTCAAAGCTCAGGGATATGCTGGTGTTGAGCAGTCATTGGATCGGATGACTAATTTCTTTCAAGAGAAAGCGGTCACTGAAGCACAAAAGAAGGCATTGAAATATGCCATTGAGTTTCCTCCAACGCCAGAGCAATTGCTTGAAGCCAAGAAGACTGGTGTCATGCCAGTTGTCAAAGGCGCTGGTAGTGTGTTCACCGAAACATACAACAAAGCAACCGCACACATCTTAGGCAATCAATTACAGACTGAGTTTCAAAACAGGACTGCGCTAAGGTTAACGGCAATAGAGCGTGGCTTTATGCCTGTTGATATCACCGCACTTCAGCGTGAGTTGCGTGATGACATTGATGGCACGGTATCTGTGCTGACTGCAATTGATCCAGAAACATCTATCAAGTTCCGTGCATCTATGGCAACAGTTGGTCATAGTGTATATAAGCAAGCATTAGCTTACGATGAGAGAAATGAAAAACTTAACTTTATTGCAAACCAAGAAGCTGCAATTGCTAATCTTAAACCCGTACTTGAAAATGTAATTAAAACTTACACTGAACTTCCTGCGGATGGGCCGTATAAAAAAATGGAAGCAGCAGAACTTGAAGATATATTACAAAACATAATTCAGCCGTTGACAAATGCAGACAGCATAATAAAGTCGGGTACTAATCAGTATGCAGTTAAAGCATACGAGATTGTGCAACAAGCCAAGGTTGGTGCTGTGTTGGGCAAATTACAAGATCCTAAATTTGCACCTACTGTTGGTGACGCTGCTAGTAAATTGAACAAAGGTGATCTGGGTGAATTCACTGGTTTGTATCAGCGACTAGATACAGATACCAAAAATAAAATCAGAACTGATCTGATGAAAGCCGTCAGTGATGCCACACAATTAAAAGACATACAAGACAAAAATCTAAAAGCAGAAAACAACCTCAGAGCAAATGAATTGACAATTGAATTCTTGCGCCCATCTACATCGCCTGTTCGTAAGCAAGAAATTTTGACAGAGATGATTCGTTTAAATGTGATTAATTTGACTACTGCAATAGAACTGCAAAAGCCTGCCGCAGCAGAACCAAATCCAGTGCTTGAGGCTAACTTATATGATTTAATTAAACGTGGAGTAATTAATAAATTAGATCATCTTACTCCATATATTGTCAAACTTACAGACAGTGAATATAAGTCGCTTGCAAGATCTTTGACTGATGAGGGTCATCGTAAAGCATTAGATTCGATAGCTAATGAAGCTGGATTGATTGGCATGGTAATTAATCCAACTCAAGAACAAATAAAAAAAGAACAAGCTTTAAAAGACGAATATCAAAAACAGTTGAAGGTTGAAATAAAAGATCCAACTACTAACAAGATGAGATTTCAAACTGCCACGGAAGCGGCAAACGCAGCAATCAGAAATTACAATTCTGACGCAAATGTCATATCTAAAAATTTAGCCAGAGAAGATGCAAGAAAAAAAGTTGACAGATTTTTTCTAGAAAATCCAAAATACGCAAAACCAAATACTTCGCTTGATCAAACTGACTTTACAAAAGTACCTGGCTTGTCTAAAAGCGAAATTGATGATCTGAACAAATATAAAAAAATATATAAGGACAACCTATGAGTCTAGAACGAGAACTTCGTAAAGACTGGGATAGCGTGTTCTACCCAGCACCTGATCCTATTGTGGAGCCAGCGCCAGTCCAAGCGCCTGGTACAAGCCAGCCTGGTGATGTTCTGGTGGCTGAAGCTGGATCTAGGGGCTTGCCTGAGTCTGCCTATTCTGGTCAGGTTCAGGCTGAGATGAAATCGTTTGATCCAACCATGCGTGAGCAAGCTGCTCAGAAACTTCAAGCGGTACTGGAAAGCCTTGGCGTAGATCGATATAAAGCTCGTCAGAACGCACAATCGTTTATTGGTGGGCCAAGCAGTAACTTCCCAGCGACCATTGGACTTGTAGACGCTTTGGCAAATTTGCCTGGTTTCAAAACAATCATTGGTACTGCCATGTTGCCTATGTACACTGAGGAAGGCGCTTTGGCAATTGCTGAAGGTATTGAATCTGCCAAAGAAGGTGATCTAATATCTGCTGGCATTGAGACTGCTGTTGGTGCTTTGAATGTGCTACCAGGCGCACAAGCGGCAAAAGATGTTGGTAAGACTGTTGTCAAGAAAGCCAAGTCATTGGTTAAGGAAGCAAAATAATGGCGATCCAACAACTAAATCTTAAACTTGATCAGATGAATGAGGAGCTTGTTGATCAGCAACAACGAAAGGAAATTGCCTCTGTACCAATGCCAGAAACAGTAGCGTATGGCACTATGACTCCTGCACAACCAGAATTGCAAGATGAAGGCATTCAGGTGGCTGGCGGTCGTGGAGAGGTGTTGCGGGAAATTCTTGGCAAAGTTAAAAAGGTTGAAATTCGCAAACCTCCTGCTGCACCGTTGACACCACAAGCCGCTACTGCCGCTGCGGTGGAAGACACCACAAAAGCCGCAATCAACGCTGGGGTTGCAACAACAAAAAAAGAAGTAAGAAAAGTTAATATTGCTGCCAAAATAGAAGCAAATAAACAACCAGAAATTACGCCAGAAGCATTTACCAGCCAACGTGCTGAAGTGCAGAAGATTCGTGCTGTCACAGACCCAGCCACAGAAGTACCGCCAGAGACAGTATTCAATCTGCCAAAGATGGAGACAACGGAAGACATCAAGTCAACCATTGAAACCATGAACAAGATGTCTGGCATTAAGACCCAGACAATCACATTTGATGATGTGCGTACAGCCGCTGAAAGTTCTGGTATTGGTTCTAAATTTATTGATGACATTACAAGCGGTAAACTTGAAGTCAGCCCAGAGAACACCTACAAAGCATTGAATGCCATGGTTGCCAGCGCCAAGCATTTAGATAAATTGGCGGCAAAAGTTGCAAATGGTACTGCAAAACCAACCGAATTGGCAGAGATGGCTCAGACCATTCACTTTCACAATCTGCTTCAGCAAAGCGTCAAAGGTTACCAGACCAATGTTGCTCAGTCTTTGGCTGTGATGCGTATGCCAAGAGATGGTGCTGTTGACATTTCAACCATCATTGAGAACTTTGGCAATGAGACTGATATTGTGAAGTTTGCTCAAGCCTATTTGGATGTCAAGACTCCACAAGGTAAAGCAGATCTCATTAAGAGTATGGCTCAAGGCAATCCTTGGGAGAAAATGTTTACTGTATATGTAAATGGCATTTTGTCTCGACCTGGCACACAAATAAAAAATGCTTTAAGCAATACTATATTTTTGCCATGGCGAATGACTGAGCGTGGTGTTGCATCTGGAATCGGAGCATTGCGTCAAGGCATTGGTCTTGGCGGTGATGATAGATATCAATTATTGGAAGTGCCAGCCATATTAAATTCAACATCTACAGCAATTCGTAATGGATGGGAGTTGATGTCTCATGCTTTTGTCAATGGCGTACCAAAAGGTTGGAATGACCCAACTAAGATTGCCAGACAGCAGTCTCGATTAGAGTTGTTTAATCACAAGGCAGATGGATCATTGCTTTCTACTGGTATTAAGTCAATAAATTTTGTGACAACATTGCCTGGTCGATCATTGATGTCAGCAGATGAATTTTTCAAAGGCATTAACTATACCTATGAATTGTCTGCTGAAACAACACGCCTTGGCATAAAAACATTTGATGATGTCTTAAAAGGTGGCGGTACTGTTGACGATGCGCTCAAAGCTCAGTCTGATGCCATTGATAAATTCTTGCTAGATCCTCCAGAACACATTGCTGGTTTAGCGGAGGTTGGAACATTTACTCAAAAGCTTGAAGGCGTTGCTGGGAATTTACAACAAGCTTTGACACCTAATACCGCCACTGGATTTGCTTTACGCACTCAGATGCCATTTATTTCTACACCAGTCAATGTGATAGGTGAAGCAGTATCTCGTACACCATTGGCTCCATTTACCAGTTCTTTTTGGTCTGCTATGAAACAGGGCGGCAAAGAGGCAGACATGGCAATGACCAAGGTTGGGCTTGGTAGTGCGGCTATGTATGGCTTTAGTCAAATGGCAGTGAATGGAGTTATCACAGGATCTGGCCCTGGCGACAAAGGTACACGACAAACCATGGAGCGTCAAGGTTGGCAAGCATACAGCTTTGTATTTGACATCAGCAACCTAACAGAAGATATGCGCCAAGAGTTTTCAAAATTCCCTGGCAGTGTTAAATATGGTTCAGGTGATTACTCAGGTAAAGTATTTCTAAGCTATCAAGGTATGGAACCTGTTGGCGCTTTGATGGGTATTGCGGCTGACTATGTTGACTATGCTAGGTATGAAGATGATGATAGTCGTATAAATGCTTATGCTGGAGGAATGGTATTTGGTGTTGCCAACTATATGCTAGAGCATCCATTTCTTACTGGCGTAAGCAACATTGCCACTCTTATTGGTGGTAATGTTCCTAATAGTCGTGAACACATGGTGCAGATAATTAATGGTCTTGCAGAGATGGGGACAACAACTGCTCTTAAATCAATTCAACCTTTGTCTGGTTTTATAACGAGTGCCAAAGAAAAGGTTGATCCTCTTCGTAGAGATTACAAAGCAGACCCCAATTTGCCTGCTGGATTAAAAGGCTTGATGGAAGCTTTAAACAAATGGAGATCTCAGACACCTGGCTTGTCTGACGATTTGCCACCACTGTTGAATCTTTATGCAGAAGTCGTTCCACATGAGTACACATGGTCGCCTTTGCGTATGAAGAAAGGCAAGCTGTCTGAGACTGATCAGGCGTTGATCCAATTGAATGCCAACATCAGTATGCCTTCCAGACAGCTTTCAATGAAAGATGAAAAGACTGGCATTTCTACAAACACAAAATTAACAACTGAAGAGTATAACGAAATGCTTCGTATTGGAAATGAAAAATTTGGTTTAGAAGATAAAATAAAAGCGACTGTGCAAGCGATTAGAGAAGATCAAGCTGTGAATAAAAAGACGCCACAAGTTGTTTATCAAGATATGATAAGCAAAACAATCAGTGATGTATTTGAAATTTCTAAGCAATATCTAGTTACAGAAAGTAAATACAAAAACGAAATACAAGAACGCATTGCTAATAAAGCGGCAAGAATAGAACAACTTGGCAAAGGAGCTAGATAATGGCATACCCGATATCTGATGTAACAAGGCGTGTTGTATACACTGGCTCTGCTGGAGTGGGGCCATACAGCTTCAGCTTTGAGATTCTGGCAAACACTGACATTGCCGTATACAAAGACAGCACACTGTTGACGCTAACTACTGACTACACAGTCACAATCAATGCCAATGGTACTGGCTCAGTGACCTTGGTTGTTGCGGCAACAGCAGGTAACAACATCACTTTGGTTGGTGACAGAGCAATTGCGAGGGCAACAGACTTTGTGACTGGTGGTGACTTGTTTGCCAACTCACTCAATGATGAGTTTGACAGCTTGGTCATCTTCAGCCAGCAAGTTGATGAAAAAGCAGAGCGTGGACTCAAAGCGCCTGTGACTGATCCAACAGACATCAATATGATCTTGCCAAGTAAGGCAAGTCGGGCAAGTAAGTATTTGGCGTTTGATGTCAATGGCAATCCTGTGGCGACTGCTGGCACTTCTGAGTCTCCATCACTTGGCACAATGTCATCACAGAATGCAAACAATGTTGCAATCACTGGCGGCAGTATTGCTGGCATCACAGACTTGGCAATTGCTGATGGTGGCACTGGTGCATCAACTGCTGCCAATGCTCGTACAAATCTTGGTCTTGCAATTGGCACTGATGTTCAGGCATATGATGCAAATTATGCCAAGACAAATACTGCTCAATCTTTTACAGCGGCACAACGTGGATCTATTACAGCATTAACTGATGGCGCAAGCATTACTGCTGACTTTGCATTGTCAAACAACTTCAGTGTGACGCTTGGTGGTAATCGTACATTGGCTAATCCAACCAATCAAACTGCTGGTCAGTCTGGTGCAATTGTGGTGACACAAGATGGCACTGGGTCACGCACATTGGCTTATGGAAGCAATTGGAAATTTGCTGGCGGTACTGCTCCGACATTGACTACCACTGCAAATGCTGTTGATGTCATTGCTTATTATGTGGAAAGTGCAACACGCATTACTGCACGTTTGATTGCGGATGTCAAATGAGCATGATTGACGCAATACCTTTACTTGCTGGCGCTGGCGCTGATGGCTATCAAATCAGCCGCAGTGTGCGTCTGCGCTCTAGTGCTAGTGCTTATTTGAATCGGACGCTGACAACGCCAACAAGTCAAAACGTATGGTCATTTTCTTGTTGGGTAAAAAGAGGTTTACTAGCAAAGAATCAATTTTTATTTTGGGCAGGGACTACATCAACCAATGACTGTGCTTTATATTTTTCAAGTTCAGATCAAGTTGGATGGTTTACCAACAACGCAAGTTCTGTACTTTCAACAAGTACCGCTGTGTTCCGTGACCCATCTGCGTGGTATCACATAGTTGCTATTGCAAATAGCACAACCATGAATGTTTATGTCAATAACCAGCAAGTCATTACAAACGCTGGCATGACCAATAACACAATCAATAGTGCAATTGTTCACAACATTGGACGGGATGGGCAAACTGCTGGAAATGAATTGGACGGCTACCTCACCGAAATCAACTTCATTGACGGTCAAGCCCTGACACCATCATCCTTTGGTGAAACCAACGCAGTCACAGGTGTATGGCAACCTAAACGCTATGCTGGCACATACGGCACAAACGGCTTCTACTTGAACTTCTCTGACAACAGCGGAGTAACAGCAACCACCATAGGCAAGGACTACTCAGGCAACGGCAACAACTGGACTCCATCAGCGGGTATCAGCATCACTGCTGGTGCTACCTACGATTCCATGATAGATGTGCCTACGCTGTATGCTGATGGTGGTAATGGTCGGGGGAATTACTGCACGCTGAATCCTTTAAATCAAAATAGTGTGATTACTTTATCGGCTGGGAATTTATCTTTTACAGCAAGCAACAATAGATTTACTACTGGTACTTTTGCTGTTACATCTGGAAAATGGTATTGGGAATTTTATCCAGTTGCGGGTGGCGCAAGTGGTGTTGGTGTTGGCGCAATTTCGGCAACAACTTATGTATTTGGAACTGCTGCATTTTCTACTGCTGCTGGATATATAGGAGTTGGATATACAAGCAATGGAAGTAAATATATAAGTGGAACAAGTTCTGCTTATGGCGCTACTTATGGGTCAGGAAATGTTATTGGTGTTGCATTAGATTTAGATTCTGGTACAAAAACAATTACATTTTATAAAAACAATATAAGTCAAGGTTCTATAAATTTACCAACTTCAAGTGAAGCGTGGATAGTTGCTACTGATTATTCAGAAGCAGGTACGCACTCCATCAACTTCGGTCAACGCCCATTCACCTACACACCACCCACAGGCTTTGTTGCACTGAACACGCAGAACTTGCCTACGCCTACGATTAGTAAGGGCAACCAGTATATGGACGTTGTTCTATACACAGGCAACGCAGCATCGCCACGCACGATTAGCGGTGCTGGGTTCCAGCCTGATTTTATCTGGGACAAAAGTAGGTCTGCACGTTCGCACACCATTTGGGATTCTGTGCGCGGAGTTGGCGTATCAAAGGAACTGAGCAGCAACTTAACAGACGCTGAAGGTGGGGCAAATATCTCCACCGCAGTCCAAGGCTATATCAGCGCCATCACAGCGGACGGCTTCACGATGACCTCAGGGTCGTCAACAATCAATGCCGTGAACGCCAACGGTGAGAACTTCGTTGCATGGCTCTGGAACGCTGGCGGCTCAACAGTAACCAACACCAGCGGGACAATCTCAGCACAAGTAAGAGCAAATGCAACTGCTGGGTTTAGCGTGGTGACTTATACAGGTACAAGTGCTGTTTCTGCAACTGTTGGTCATGGACTTAATGTTGCGCCCAAATTTGTAATCGTCAAGCAAAGAACATCTGCTGGTGGCACTTTATATAACTGGAATTCCTATCATGAGTTTGTAGACGCTGCACCTGCCGATTACTTTATATCACTGAACACTACCAATGGAAAAAGTTTATACACGCTAGCAGACTTGTGGAGTCGAACCAAACCAACCAGCAGCGTTTTTACGCTTGGAAGTGCAACGGGTGGAGCAAATACTATAAACAACTTTTCTGGTACTACCTACGTTGCCTACTGCTTTGCCGCAGTAGCTGGCTACTCTGCATTTGGTAGCTACACAGGCAATGGTGTTGCTGACGGGTCTTTTGTGTTCCTTGGGTTTAGGCCGAGGTGGCTGATGATTAAAAATAGCAGCAGTGCTGGAAACCATTGGATCATCATCGATACTGCGCGAGACACTTACAACTTGTCGATCTACAAACTTGGCGCAAATACATCTGCCGTTGAAAACGATGCGGCTACCGTTGGCACATCGGCCAACAATATGGTTGATATTTTGTCTAACGGATTTAAATTGCGTTCGACAAACGGAGACACAAATGGCGGCGGAACGACATACATTTTCGCCGCCTTCGCCGAAAACCCATTCAAAAACTCTTTAGCGAGGTAATACATGTTTTTACTTAATGGCAACACGTTGCCTCTTGACACACCCTTCACCATTGATGGCACTTCATACCCTGCCAACTGGCTACGCTTGACTTCTATTGCTGAGAAGAATGCTGTTGGCATCACAGAAGTACCTGATGTAACAGTGGCGTATGACGACAGATTTTTCTGGGGCGTAGACAACCCCAAGCAACTGGATGACCTCACCGTCACACCAGAAGAAGGTGAACCATACACACAGCATGGATTGAAACACCAGTGGACATCACAAGTCAAAGACACTGCCAACAAATTGCTGGCGCAGTCTGATTGGATGGTGATTCGCAAGGTTGAGCGTAGCGTTGACATACCCTCTGAGACTGCAACCTACAGAGCCGCTGTGATTGCAGAATGCACAAGGCTGGTGACTGCCATCCAAAGCTGTGCTGATGTGCCTGCTTTGGTTGCTGTTGTAACTGCCCAAGGATGGCCTGTAAATGTCTGATCTTGAAAAGAACTTTGCTGTGCATGAGGCTATCTGCGCTCAGAGATATGAAAGCATAGACAAGTCTTTGCGTGAGGGAGACAGGCGCATGACAAAGATTGAATATCTTATCTATGCAGTCATGCTGTGTGTACTGTTTGGCCCAGGCGTTGCTGGTGAGTTTGTCAAGAAACTCTTAGGGCTGTAACAATGTGGATCCTATATCCTTGCTATTCGCTGCCAATGCTTGCGTGGCGGCAATTAAGGAAGGATGTGAGCTTTTCAAACAGGCCAAAGAATCCTTCATGGAGGTCAAGGCGACTGTCGATGAGGTTGCTGGCGTATATAAGGAAGTTACTGGATTTTGGAATAAAATTGGTAACTTTTTTAAGCCCAAGAATAAGTCAGTTCAATCCTCTGCCACGCCAAAGTCTGTGGCGAAAAAGAAAGAGAAGTTCGTTGCCGTTGACGAGACACAAGTCAAGGTCAACATTGTCAAACAGCTTACTGAGTTCTTCAAAATTCAGGAACAGCTTGAAGCACACATAAGAGAAGAAGAAGAAAAGTCCAGAACTGTCTATGACCCAGATCAAAACCACATGGAGGCGGCACTAAAGCGTGTGATGGCACAGCAGCAGATGGCTGAGTTGGTGGTTCAGA